GCAGCGTTTCTTTTAAATCGTCTATGAGTGAGCGAACCGCCGATAACGCACCCATATGATATTTGTAATCTTCCATGGATTGTACATTCCCTGCTGAAAGACTGTCAACTAAATCTTGTTCTCTTTTACGCAGAGTCTTAAAAAAATACTCCGCAAGTTTTACGCTATCCATGGCTCTCTCCTGCCTATGTAATGTTTATCTTAAATTAATGTTTCCAAATTTTGGAATCATTGGTCTCTCATCAATGCTTGGTGAATTTTTAATAAAACCAAAAGGGCCGCTTATATTAGGAGTTGGCAAGTCTGGTCTTGGAGTTGCTCTTAAAAAAGGACTTCTTGCTGTTTCTCTTCCAGCAAAAGATTCAGGTGTAATTGTTTGTCCAAATATTTTTTTGCCAATAAGACTTTCTCTGTCAGTTGCAACGCCTTGTCCTATTCGCCCCATACCTGAACCTGGCATAAATGATGTAGCAACGCTTTCGTCTACACTTGGAATATTTGAAGTGTTGAAATTAAAATCAGGTAACTTAGGCATTTTTAAAGGCACTGGCTCTCCCACTGGCATGGGCATAAGTCTTGGCTCTTCTATTCTTTCCATAACATCTCTAACAGCATCTACAATAAAACCGCTTCCTGTTGGCGGGCCTTTTCTTTCTCTGTTTTGTCTAATAGCATCAATTCTTCTTTGAGCATCATTTCTAGTATCAGTTTCTCTATCATTGTATTGACGCATGATGTCATCGTAGTCAAAGTTTGATAAACCAGGGATGTTGCTGAAATCTATGTTGCTGAAATCTAAGTTTCTTATAAAATCTGGTATTCCCGGAAAAGGAGTTTGGCCTGGTATATAAGGAGAAGGTTCAGGCATAGGCTCAGGTTGAGCCAGTTGACCTTCAAGCTCTGCAATACGATCCATCATTTCTTGGAACCTTGCATCTTGAGCGGCCTGCTCTTCAGCACGTTTCGCCATCTCAGCTTCTCTTATTGGAGCTTGTGTTGCTTCATACTGAGCTTGAAACTGTTGACCCATAGGAGATTGCATTTGACGCATGAACTGTTGCCCAATTGGATCAGGCATTCTATCAGTTGGCATAAAAGCTTCTGTGGGTTGAGGAGGAGCTTGGTATCCTGCTGGAGTAAAATATGCTGGACCACCTACAACTGCTGTAGGTCTGCCTATAGGCATAGGCTCTGGTGGTAATGCCATTTGACCAGGTGCTTGACCTAAACCTTGAGAGTAGCCAGGTACTCTAGAAGGCTGACCATACATCTGATTCTGTACACCAGTAGGTGCAACTAAAGCATCACCGATTGCCATTTAGCAAACTCCGCTAAACTTAGTGCCTCTCAAAGCAGCTCCGCCACCACGAGATTTACCAGCGCCATATGGCTTTGGTTCACCAGGATTAGGAATGCTTTCTACTTGCTTGTAGTTAACAGTACCTTGGTCTTTAATGCTTACGCTTGTCTTAACGCCTTTTACTTTTTCCATTTTTCTTACCTTTATTTTTCTTTGCTTGTTGCAAAGCTATTGCAATGGCAGTCTTTTGTTTTTTGCCACTGCCCATTAATTCCTTTATGTTAGCAGAAATTGTCTTCCGACTGCTACCTTTTTTTAATGGCATTATTTTTTTCTCTGAAGCCTAGCTTTTTTCTTTGCTGTTTCTGACAAGTCACCATAGTGATAAAGTCTTACACTTGTTTTGCTATGTGAAGCACCAGAATGAATTTGTCCATTTGGCATTTTATGCATACCGCCTTTATGAACACTACCGTCTTTTTTGTAATGCTTAACGCCTTTGGCCATTACTTTTTCTTAACTACCTTGGTCTTAGTCTTAAAGACAGACTTAGACTTTTTGGATTTAGCTTTAACTTCTTTGGTCGCTTCAGCAAGGACTTTGTCCGCATCTTTGTCGATCTTTTTGGCGATCTTGTCGATGTCGATATTTGCATTCTCATTGATGATCGGTTGATTGCCATTTTGTTTTGCCTCTTCTTCTTTCATAGCAGCTTTATTAACTGCTGTCATTTTTTGTCTAACTGAACTCATTTGTTACCTCGCATGATATCCATTGCTTTAAATTGATTTTGTTGTTCGATTCTTTCACGAGCAATTGCATCTTTCATCATAGCAATTTCTTTTTGAATTTGTAACCTTTGCTCTGCAAGTTCATTGCCTTGCATTGCTTTCATTGCATCAAACTGTTGACGTTGTACAAACTCTTCACGCTTGCGTTGTACGTCATCAGCTTTAATGTCTAACTCTTTGCCTCTCAACTCAACCAATGGATCTGGCATTGGAGGAGGTGGCATAAACATTTGATTGATCTGTTGCATTAATTGAGCAACCACCGCTGCTACATCACGAGACACAGAGTCTTGTAGTTGTTGCTGATAACCCATAGAGATCTCTGGTGGCAACTGTTGTATTTGTTGCATCATCATTTGGAACTCAGGGTTCTGAGCATTTTGTTGATCTACAATTTCAGCAGCTCTAAATGAAACATGCTGATAAACATGTGCTTGAATGAGAGATAAAACCGCTGGGTTTGATTGAGCAGTCACAGTGCTATACAAAGACATGTGTGAATTAATGTGTGCATCATGATCTTGTCCAGCAAAAGCTTGTTGAGGCAGTCCTGTAATCAGCCCTGCGTTCTCACTTGCTGGATCCATAGGTTGTGGCTGTGGAGGAGGTGGCAATAACTGTTCTATGTTTTGCACTCCCATGGCCGCGTACATTCTTCTATAAGCTTCATAAATACCATTGGGTCCATGAATCTCTGGATTGCTTTGTACTGTTCTAAGTAACTCTTGAGCCATCATGACTCGTTGAGACATAGAGAAAGTATTTGGATCTGAGATTGGTAAGACGTCTACACGCTCATCGAAGTCCAAAGCTTTGATGGTTTGATTACCATTAGCTGTGTTGTACGGATAAGATGGTGGCAAGTATTCAGCAAAAACCTTAGATAAGATTTCAAACTCAATCCTTTGAGATGCATGCAATCTTTTGTGAATTGCAGACATAACTCTTGTGCCACGCTCAAGTAGAGCAACCGTTGTACCGACTGGCGCATTTTGATTCGCATCACCGATTTGCATATCAGCAATAGATGCGAAACGCCGACCACTATCAACAAGGATTCCCAGGAGAGAGAGGAGAGTTTGAGAAGGTTCCTTGAACGGTAACGGTACAAAGGCGTCTCGCAAACTTCCACCCGGAGCGTCCATGTCTCTGAACTCACCTGGTTGTAAAGGTTGATCGTCATTGCGAATACGGATTCCACGAGCCTTAAAGCCAGCTGGTAAATTAGATAAAGTACCAGCGTCAATAAGCTGACGCAGAATAGAAGTCGAGGCTTTTGACAAGCCTCCGATCATGTGGGTTAAACCAAAGCCATAGAATCCTAGGCCTGGTAAAAATTTGTAATGCACAAAGTAATTGATGCGTTCTTTTAACGGATCATTCTCTTTGTAGTTTCTTCTAATGGACAATACTTTGCCATTAGCCATGGTGACGATGTATGGCAACTTGATGCCAGTCTCTTCACCTTCAGCGTTCATATCCTCAAAGCCCGGTATGTCTAACTCGACATGGGACTCAAAGACTTGACAAGTGTCATCGTCTGAATAGCTGGGCTCAACGCCCTGTAACTTATCGATCTCTTCTTGGATCTCGTCAGTTTCATTTGGATTGACTGTGCCATAGTTTAGATCTACATCACGATAAAAACCGATTTGTTGCAGCTTGCGTATTTCATTCATCGACATGTTAATCACATGAGTGATTCTTGTCGCACTGTGCAAGTCAGTTGCTCCGTAAGGAACAATCAAGTCTTCACTTGGAATGAACTTAGAAACTGCTCTGCCTAAGTTTTGATCGTAATATACTTTTCTAAAAGCTGAACCACTGAGTGGTAGATAGAACAACATTTGATCTGTCTCAGAGTCATACTCACGCATGACTTGCATCAACTGATAGTTCATGAACTCTTGTACGCGTGATGCTTGTTGTTCTGTTTCAGGTGTGGCCATACCAACCACCTGTGTTTTAACTGGACCTTGAGAAGGTAACAGCTCATTGTACGCTTGAGCTTGGAACTGAGTGACTGACTCAGCAAGGAGTGGATGCATAACACCAGAAGCTCCTTCAAAAGGTTGAGTTCTTTCTTCGTAGTTCATACCAAGATACTCTAGACCTTCACGATAAGTTTTCTCCCACTCGCTGCGTGACTCTTTGTCAGCATCGATGTTGGCCATCAAATCATTTTTGACTGAGTTTAAATCTCCATCATCAATGATTTCAGCAAGGTTAGCGTAGAAGTCTGTTTCTTCTACAAGAGGAGTTGGCATACCAAAAGCAATGCTACCATCATCTAGCTGTTCAAAGTCATCGAACTCAGGCTGATCTTCTTCAACATCAACTTCAATCTCCATGCCTTTGGATCTATCACGAACCTTAAGTTCCATCTGCTCTTCGATGGTAATTGCTTTATCTACATCTGCCATTTATTTTCTTCCTTTTAGATATGCTTTGCCATATCCTTTTTTAGCCAACCCACCTCTAAACATTTTTTTTGGTTTAGATTGCACGGATTCTAAATGAGGTTGTTTTTCTCTAAGCTCATCAATTTCTTTCATAACTTTTTTATGAGCTGGAGAGCCATATGGTAAATCCATTCCTTTGTTGTAAAGCGTTAAAAGTTTTACTCTGTCCTCTTCTTTCATTGCATCATAAAGCAATTTTTTTACAACTTTTCTAGCCATTACTTGTTACCTGTAAATGCTTTACCGTGTCCTTTGATGGCAATGCCACCACCAGCCATTTTTTTGACTGGTCTTAAAGATGGAAACTTTTCATCAAGAGATTCTTGAATTTTTGGATTGCTTGATTTTATTTTAATCTTGCCTGTCCTAATTCTATCAGCTGTTTCTTTTGAAACATTGTCCATTCCCTTGATAAAAGTTTCTATCTCTTTAGCAGATTTTTTAACTGCTTTTTTAATAATTTTTTTTGGCACAATTTATCTTTTGCCTTTCATATAAGCTTTACCAAAACCTCTTTTAGCAGCTCCACATGCTTTGGTTTTAACAGATCCACCAGCTTTATAGCCTTTAGCTTTCATCATGCCGCCAGCAGCTTTTTTCTCAGGCTTTCTAATAAAGTCAATCGCGCCTTTGTCACCACCGAACTTCTTATCTTTACCTAAAAGAACTTTCTTTACGCCTTGACCAAGTCTATTTAAAGGACCTCTGGCTTTACCGCCACGCTTGTTGTAAGCGGCAAGTTCGTTAGCATCGTAACCTTTTTTCTTAAGGTCATCTTTGGTAACAGCTGTATATGATTTGCCATCATGAGTAAACTTTGTGCCTTCGCCTTTTGCACGAGCTTCTTTAAAAGCTTCAGCAAATGTTTTCTTTTTAGGTGCTTCTGGTTTTTTACGACCCATGGTTCCAATAGCAGCAGCTGATGCGCCTAGCCCAAGAGCAGTAGCTCTTTTTGAGCCTGTTGGTAAAGTTTTCTTTACAGCTGAAGCACCAGGTCCTGCGGTCATGCCTGTTGCTTTTGCTCTTCTAGCTTTTGCTATTTTGTTAGCTTCTTCGATTTTACTTCTTTCTGATTTAATCGGAGCTTCGCTACGCTTGGTTATTTTTGGTGCATTGGTAGATCCCTTGGGTCTGCCTCTGCCACGTTTGATTGCTTCTTTAACTGCTTTTGTTGCTGCCTTTCTTACCATGATTGTTACCTCTAATAATAAATTCGTTGTCTAGGGATTGGCTCTTCATCATCTTCGTCTGAATCCAATCGCACAAAGTTGCCCTGACGAAATCTTAGTATAGCCTGTGTTGTCGAATCTACAAAGTCATCGTTCTCTCCATAAGGAAAGGCTGCACATTCTTCTATGACTTCCTCTGCAAAGATGGCATCAGGAGCCCACACCATCCCTGCTTCAAATACAGGAGAGGCGCTGTGCACTCTGGTGACTTTGTCCTTCCCCTTAGTGGGTCGGTAATTCACCACAGGTATGCCCATCATTCTCAACTCGTGCGTCAAAGGCGTACCACTTGCTTGAGATTCTACCAAGACAATGTCTGGTTGCCAATAGGTATATTCATCGTAGGCTGTCGCTTTCAGATCCGGGAAGTCCCATCGACCTTTCTTAGCATCAAGTAAGATGATGGACTCAGGTGCTCCATCGCTGGGTTTAAATACGCCCCAAGTGGTAATGGCGCTGTAGTCAGCAGTTTGCTTGGAGCTAAAAGCGGTATCGTAAGACTGAAGTATGTAGGAGCAAGGTGGGGGATTGTCTTGCTCCCACATTCGCCACCACTCGCGTTTGAGTAGGGCACCCTCTTCAGAGGTAGGGTTTTGCATGTACTGGGCGTTCCACTTAGCCACAGGCAAGGAAGCTTTCACAGCCTCAAGCTCTTCGATCTTCCAGTAGCCTGGCCACAAGGGTTCACCGTTATCTAAAATGGCAGGGAGTTCTAAGACTTCCCATTGGTCTGCATGGTCTTCGCCCATGCGTCTCAAAAGTTTCTCAGTCAAATCCAAAGTCGACCAACGCGTCATGACGATCACGATGATACCGCCGGGCTGTAAACGCTGGCGGGGTCCAGAGGTATACCATTCATAAGCTGACTCAAGGGCAGACGGTGACATGGCATCTTGCTCAGAGTGAGGGTCGTCAATGATGAGCAAGTCAGCACCTCGACCTGTAATGGCGCCACCGACTCCAGCAGCAAAGTATTCGCCGCCTTTGTTCGTCTCCCATCGACCCGCTGACTTAGAATCAGCAGACAGCTGTACGTTCTCAAAGATCTGCTTGTACTCATTGGTGTCCATCAAGTTACGCACCTTGCGCCCGAACCTTGCTGAGAGTTCAGCGGTGTGAGTCGTTTGCATGATTTTCATATCAGGACGTAGTCCCATGATCCAACTTGGGAAGAACACAGAAGCAAACTCGGACTTGGTATGACGTGGGGGCATGTTAACGATCAGGCGTTTGCACTTGCCTTGAGCAACAGCTTCGAGCTTTTTCGCAAAGAGCTTGTGGTGCTCGCCTTCGATGAAGCCATCCCAGACTTGCTTGACGTAGTGGATGAAGTCTTTCTGAGCTTTGCCGCTGGTTTTAAGTTTCTTGATGCGATCTTGGATGGCCACTATTTCTTTTAGGGCATCATCTGGAACATGGTCTAGTTTCGTGTTTAGTGCAGACATCTCAAAATGTTTTTTTCTGTGTGCAATATAGTACCCCAATAGGGGTCCCAAAAAAAGAGGGGGGGGTGAAATGGATTTTGGGTGTAATTGTTTGTGCTGATAGTTATTTATACACCGACAAAAAAAACGCCACGCCCCTATATGTGGGGGTGGGGGTCGACCAAATCACGCGATCAAAAA